TGCAATGTTTTCGTAAGAGTCTTCGCTAAAGTCGCAACAAATAGCGATAACGTCAAGTTCAACTGATTCGCCCGTGTCGTTTTCATATTCTTCAAAATAGGCGTACAGAATGCCAAGCCCTTCATAAGAGAATTGGTCAACGCGGCCGCATGCACGGAATTCGTCGCGGAAATTAGAAACGGTGTTGATTGTTTGATACATGATTAACTCCAAAGAATGTCAAAGTAGGCCAAGGCGCCCACGGTTAAAAGTAAGCCAATGGCCACGGCGGCTGCAATGTCGTAAAGTTTTTGCATTTCAGTTCTCCAAGTATTTATTGAGGCGTTTTTGAGCCGTTGACAGTTTTTTAGCTTTAAAGCGTTCAACCATGACGCCATTGCACCAGATAACCCAGCACCATTGAGCAGACCAAAAAGTGAGTGAATAAGTCATGGCTTATGGTCTCCAGATTGAAAAGGCGCCGTTGTATTCGCGCCATGCGGTAACGGGTAAGGCCAAGGCGTGCCAAGTGCCGCCGCATTGACGCAACACGCAAATAGTGCCTTTAGAGTGGCCGGCGTTGTAGTAGTTCATGCCGTCACCCCTTCAATAGCGCGTGATTGAATTTGCTTGTTGGCAAGGTCGTGCATTGTCCAACAATCACGGTCTCCCCAATAAGCCGCTTCGCTATCGCTGTCAACAATCTTTTGCACTTCGCGAATAATTAGCGTGTTGCGCACAATATCGGCGTTGCGCGGAAATTGGTAATGCAACCAATTAGCAAAAAAGTTTAAATACTCGGCGCGTGTACTTTTCATAATTAACCCCTTGCGGCTTGAGACTTGGCCATGGTCACGGCGTAACGGTACGCGGCGGCGCGTGTCGCGTGTTTCTCGCGGCTTGTTAGTCGTTCAGTATTGTTTTCGCGACGTGTGACAATGCTCACAAAAATGCCGCGTTCAAAATGCGTGCGCGTCGTATATGTAACGCCGGTTTTAGTGTTAACAATTTGCATGATGTTTGCCCTTTACTGTAGGTTAGGTTTTACCGCGTCGTTTTTCAATGCGGTAACGCATGTTAGCATAGTGTATATACGCTACACAATACTTTTTTGACGTTATGCACAAATTGCATAAAGTGTGTGTCAAAGTGTGTCGCGTGTGTGTAGCGAAAACGTGCCTCAATGACTCACGCGCAAAGCCTTATGCAATAAGCCTTGCGGCTATTTGTGGGTTAATGTGGGTTGTATTTTCTAACTACTCAAAAAAAATATGTATGTTGTAAGGTAGGTGTAAGTTCACCGTTTTGGCCGCGACTGAAAAGCGGCTCACAAGCACCCACAAGCACCCACAAACTGAAAACACAAAGTTTGCTACTTTTCCGCGTGAGTCATTGTGAGTCATTAAAAAGTCATGACTCACAATGACTCACACATGTGCCATGCGACTTGCAAAACCATGACTCACAATGACTCACACGCACGCTGCAAAATGCCGCGCGGCTTTGTGGCCATGACTCACATTGGCACACATAACCGGCCAAAATGACCAGGTGCATTGAGGGGGGAGGGGGTAGGGCCGAGCGCATAGGGCCAGCAAAAACGTAGCGTTCGCAAACAATTTTTTTTCTTACAGAATTTTTATTTTTTGTTGTAAACTCGCACCACGTGCAAAAAGCATGGAGAACACATGTTCCATTCGATTCCATTTACACCGCGCAAGGTCGAAGCGACAGAATCGCGCTTGAAGGCGGTATATGACGCGGCCAAACTGGGCCTCAAGGGCGACGCCTTAGCCTTAGCAGCGGGCATGCTGCCTATTGAATATAGACAACTCACGCAACTTGACCCCGTGGTGGAACTCGCCGCGCAGAAGGGCAAAGCGGATGGCGAGATTGAATTGTCCAAAGTCATGCACCAAGCCGCCCTCAACGGCGACGCTAAGGCAGCGTTAGAAATCCTCAAACATCAACACGGCTGGGTGGCCAAGCAGGCCATATCTGTCGAAGTTGATCAGCGCATCTCAATCACTGGCGCACTGGCCGAGGCAACCAAACGAGCGCTGACAGTTGAAGACGCCAACATCATAGAACCACAAATCCATGCAATCGACCATATACAGCGCTGAAGACGAACAGGAGTTGATGGCCAGATTGTGGGCGCCAGCGATCAAGGACAACCCCTTGGCGTTTGTGATGTTCGCCTTTCCTTGGGGTCAGCCTGGCACACCGCTGGAGCATTTCAAAGGCCCACGCAAATGGCAGCGTGAAGTCCTCCAAACCATCGCCGACCACATCACCCAGAACAAAGGCCAGCTAGATTTCAACACCTTACGCCACGCCGTGTCATCTGGCCGTGGTATTGGTAAGTCGGCACTGGTCAGTTGGATCACGATCTGGATGCTGACCACACGCATTGGTTCGACGACCATCATTTCAGCCAACAGTGAGTCGCAGCTCCGGTCAGTCACATGGGCCGAGATTACCAAGTGGCTGGCGATGGCGCTCAACAGCCATTGGTTTGAAGTGTCAGCCACACGGCTGATGCCCGCCAAGTGGCTCACGGAATTAGTCGAGCGTGATCTTAAGAAAGGCACACGCTACTGGGGTGTGGAAGGCAGGCTCTGGTCAGCGGAGAATCCCGACGCTTACGCGGGTGTCCACAACTTTGACGGTGTGCTGGTCGTGTTTGACGAAGCGTCAGGTATTGACGACAGCATCTGGGCGGTGACGTCCGGATTCTTTACAGAGAACACGCCTAACCGCTTCTGGATGGCGTTTTCCAACCCACGGCGCAACACTGGGTACTTCTACGAAGCGTTTAACAGCAAACGCGAGTTCTGGACGACCAAGGTGGTGGACGCGCGCACGGTCGAAGGGACGGACAAACAGGTCTACCAGCAGATTATCGACGAATACGGCGCTGACTCATCACAGGCGCACGTTGAGGTGTACGGTCAGTTTCCCTCGGAAGGCGACGATCAGTTCATTTCGGCAAGTCTGGTAGACGAGGCGATGAAACGTCCTAAGTACCAAGACCAGTCAGCACCCATCGTGATCGGCGTAGACCCAGCACGCTTTGGCGCGGATGCAACAGTTATTGCCGTGCGCCAAGGGCGGGACATTATTGCTATACAGCGCCACAGAGGCGACGACACCATGACTGTCGTGGGCCATGTGATCGAAGCGATTGAAGAATATAAGCCCGCGCTGGTTGTGATTGACGAAGGCGGGCTAGGGGCAGGTATTGTGGATCGCTTGAAAGAGCAGCGCTACAAGGTCAAGGGCATTAACTTTGGTAATAAGTCCATGAACCCCATCATGTATGGCAATAAAAGGGCCGAAATGTGGGGCAAAATGAAGGATTGGCTGAAAACTGCTTCAATCCCGCTTGACAGGTTTCTTAAAACTGATTTAATTTCGCCTATGATGAAGCCCGACTCCAAAGGGACTATCTTTTTGGAGTCGAAAAAGGACATGAAGGCACGCGGATTGGCCTCGCCTGACGCGGCTGACGCTATTTGCGTCACGTTTGCCTTCCCAGTAGCCCACCGTGAGGCGCGTGAATCCACGCAGCGCCGAGCGTACAATGGCAGAGGCGTGGTTGCAACTTCTTGGATGGGATCGTAATGGCTAAAAAGAGTGTGTCTCTAAGCGTTGGTCGCGGTGAAAAGTTGCCGGTCAGCAAAGGTGCTGGCTTGACCGAGAAGGGCCGCGCTAAGTACAATGCCGCAACGGGTTCTAACTTGAAGGCGCCAGCGCCTAACCCCAAGACCAAGGCAGATCAGGGGCGCAAGGATTCATTTTGTGCAAGAATGGGCGCAGTAGCGGCCAACGCCAAGGATGGCGAACGCGCTAAAGCAGCTCTTAAACGATGGAAGTGTTGATATGGCTACCAAACCCGGCTTATATGCCAATATCCATGCAAAACGTGAGCGCATAGCCGCTGGCAGCAAAGAGAAGATGCGCCAGCCAGGCGACAAGGGCGCGCCAACTGCCAAAGCGTTTAAAGAATCTGCCAAAACAGCAAAGAAGAAATAATCATGCCACTGGTTAAATCAAAATCACCCGAAGCCTTTCGCAAGAACGTCAAAGCTGAAGTCAAAGCTGGCAAGCCCGTCAAGCAGGCCGTTGCCATCGCGTACTCGGTCAAAAGAAGTGTTGCAGAAAAGAAGAAAAAATAATGGCTGATCCAACCGGAATGGTCGCGGCGGCTAATGTAGCCGCTGGCGGCAAACCACCAAAGTCTGACTCAGACATTCTGACAGTCGCCCGTGCGCGGCTGGACATGGCAGTCTCTGCACTGGCCGAGAGCCGTGAAGATGAGATAGACGATCTGCGCTTTTATGCCGGATCACCTGACAACCATTGGCAGTGGCCTGCTGACGTGTTGGCCACTCGCGGTGCGGTGCAGGGTCAAACGATCAACGCACGCCCAACGCTTACAATCAACAAACTGCCGCAGCACGTTCGTCAAGTAACGAATGATATGCGTCAGAACCGCCCAGGCGCCAAGGTCATTCCAGTCGATGACAACGCTGACGTGGAAGTGGCCGAGATTTTTAACGGCATGATTCGCCACATTGAGTACATCTCTGACGCTGACGTGGCATACGACACAGCCTGCGAGAATCAGGTGTCTTACGGCGAAGGCTACATCACCCTGATGACCGAGTACTGTGACGAGAACACATTCGATCAGGACATCAAAATTGGCCGTATTCGCAATTCCTTCTCGGTCTACATGGATCCGCTGATCCAAGACCCCACTGGTGCAGATGCCAAGTATTGCTTTATCACCGAAGACCTTACAAAAGCAGAATATGAGCGCCAGTACCCCGATGCTGCGCCTATCTCTACATTGCAGTCCCTTGGTGTAGGCGATCAGTCGATTAGCAACTGGCTCAATGAAGACACAGTGCGTATTGCCAGTTACTACTACATTGACTACGACAAAACCAAGCTGAATTTGTACCCTGGCAACCAGTCGGCCTTTGAAGGCACGCCTGAAGATAAGATGCTCAAGGACATGTTTGGCAAGCCAATCAAAAGCCGCATATCTGAGCGCCCACGAGTGATGTATTGCAAGATCAACGGCTACGAAATCCTTGAACAAAAAGAGTGGGCTGGCAAATGGATTCCTGTGATCCGTGTGATTGGCAACGAGTTCGAGGTTGATGGCCGTATTTACATCTCTGGCTTAGTGCGAAACGCCAAAGATGCCCAGCGCATGTACAACTACTGGGTCAGCCAAGAAGCTGAGATGCTGGCGCTGGCTCCTAAGGCTCCGTTCATTGGCTATGGTGGCCAGTTCGAGGGTTACGAGGACAAGTGGAAGACAGCCAACACAAACAACTGGCCCTATTTGGAAGTAAATCCTGACGTTACAGACGGCCAAGGTGCAGTTCTGCCACTACCCCAGCGGGCACAGCCGCCAATGGCTTCTAGCGGGCTATTGCAGGCCAAGGCAGGCGCATCTGAGGACATTAAGTCCACAACCGGCCAATACAACGCCTCTTTGGGCATGGGAAGCAACGAACGCTCTGGCAAAGCCATTCTGGCTCGTCAGCGCGAGGGTGATGTAGGCACTTTCCACTATGGTGACAACCTAACCCGTGCCGTGCGCCATGTGGCCCGTCAGTTGGTGGACTTGATCCCCAAGATTTACGATACACAGCGTATTGCTCGCATCATTGGTGAAGACGGCGAGACTAAGATGGTCAAGATCAACCCTGACCAGCCGCAACCCGTCAACAAGATTGTCAACGAGCAGGGTATTGTGATCGAAAAGATCTACAACCCAGGCGTTGGCAAGTACGATGTGGTGGCCACCACTGGCCCAGGCTACGCAACCAAGCGCCAAGAGGCACTGGAAGCCATGGCTCAGTTGTTACAGGGTAATCCCCAACTGTGGTCTGTGGCTGGCGACTTGTTTGTCAAGAACATGGACTGGCCTGGCGCGCAGGAAATGTCCAAGCGTTTTGCCAAGACCATTGATCCCAAGTTCTTGTCGGACGGCGAGGACGATCCAGCATTGCAGGCGGCGCAGCAACAGATTCAGGCCATGGGCGCTGAGATGGAGCAGATGTACCAGATGATCCAAAATGTCGGCAAATCAATTGAGATGCAAGACTTGGAGCGCAAGGACTTTGAGGCTCAGATCAAGGCATACGATGCCGAAACCAAGCGAATTGCCGCTGTGCAGGCCGGTATGACTGAAGAACAGATTCAAGACATTGCCATGGGTGTTGTCGCTGCGGCCATGGAGTCGCAGAGCATGATGAACCAGATGCCTGAGATGCGCGAGGAACCCATGCCCATGGAAGAACAACAAATGATGCCTCCCCCACAACAACAAATGGGAATGCCACAATGAAAGCCGCAGACTTTATCGGAATCTTATTCCTAGCCCGTGACGTAACGCACAGTGTTCACCTAAACACCCGCAGCTACAGCAAGCATGTGGCGCTCAACATCTTTTATGACCGCATCATCGGCGCGGCTGACGACTTTGCTGAAGCCTACCAAGGCCGGTACGGTCTGATTGGCCCTATCACCTTGCATTCGGCCAAGAAAACGGCCAATGTGATTGAATTTTTGCAAGACTCACTTGCTGAAATTGAGGCCGCAAGATACGATGTGTGTGATAAATCTGACTCATCGCTTCAGCAATTGATAGATAATATCGTTGAGATTTATCTTCGCACTTTGTACAAATTGAAATTCTTGGCGTAAGGACATATCATGGCTAACAAATATCAAGGCGCGGCTGACGCGCAAATCAAAGTCGGCGGCGGCAAGCTATACGGCGTGTTTGTCTCTAGCACGTCAAGCGGTACTTTTGCCCTGTACGACAGCGCAACAGCCAGCACCAGCGATCCCAAGATTGCGGCGACTGTGACCCCCGCAGCAGGCGGTCAGTACTTGAGTTTCCCTGCTGGCATCTGGTTCAGCAACGGTCTATACATCGACATTGCCAACACCATCGAATACACTGTCGTCTACGAATAAGGACTCGAAATGGCCGTCTTTCTCTCCCCTGTGGGCGGCGTTGCGGCCCAGTTCTTTACCAACACTGGCGCGGTTCTGACTGGCGGTAAGCTGTTTACCTATGCGGCGGGGACTACAACCCCTTTAACCAGCTATACAACTAGCGCGGGGACTGTCGCTCGTACAAACCCGATTGTTTTAGACGCAGCAGGCCGAGTGCCTGATGGCGGTGAAATTTGGATTACAGCAGCAGTTTATAAATTTGTTTTAAAAGATTCAAATGATGTATTGATTGCAACCTACGACAATATCTCTGGTATTGGCGCTTTTGCGGTTCAAAACTACACTGGAAACGGGACTACTGTTGACTACGCTGTCGCAGGAAATGTTGTAAATGTGTACATCAATGGTGTGTATCAAAATAAAAACACATACTCTACTGCCAACAACACGTTGACATTTAGCGAAGCACCCCCTTTTACTTCTCTCATTGAGATTTTGTACAACTGATAAGGATTGGTTATGGCTAACACAAAAATATCCGCACTACCAGCAGCCAGCACCCCGCTGGCGGGTACGGAAGTTTTACCAGTTGTTCAAGGTGGAATAACAGAACAAGTATCTGTTGCTAATTTGACCGCTGGTAGAGCAGTAAGCGCGGCATCATTGGCTTTGACAACAGCTTTGCCTGTGACCAGTGGTGGTACAGGAACAACTACAGCATTTACATCTGGATCCGTTGTATTTGCTGGCGCATCGGGTGTTTATTCTCAAAACAATGCGTCAATTTTTTGGGACAATACTAACAATCGTTTTGGACTAGGTACTGCTTCACCATCTGTTACCCTTCATGTTGAAGGCGGTAACGCACGAATCAATCGTGCATCAAACTCAACTATTTTGACTCTTGGCGGCTCACCTTCTGCAAACTGGGAAGGCGACATTCAGTTTGTAACTTCTAACAATCAAATCAATTGGCGTATTGCATCAAATAGAGCAGTATCTGGCTCATTTTCTATTACGCCCTCTACGGCAACAGGTGGAAGCACATTTTCAACCCCTGCATTTTTGATTGATCCAACAACAAACAATGTTGGAATTGGCACAAACACTCCAGGTCAAAAGTTAGAGGTTGCAGGCAACCAAAGATTTACTGGTAGTCAAGTTGGAACTAAAATTGAAAACCGAGTAACTGCGATTAGCGTAACTGGCGCAACAACAATTCTTGATGATGCTGGCGCTCTTGGTCGGCTTGTTGTTGTAAATGGGGAATCTGGGGCAAACAGGTTTTGCGATTTGGTGTTTTGTTCAACAAGCGTAAGCCCGTCTGTTGTTTCTTCATTTACAGCCGTTGGAGCGCCTGCCGCAAGAACTTACACTAGAAGTGGTAGTGCTTTGCAATTGGCAATGGCATCAGGAACATATAGTGTGTACGTTTTGGCTTTTGGATATTGACCAAAGTAACAAATTAAAAGATTGAAAGATCAACATGGCACTCACTAAAGTTTCTTATTCAATGATCCAAGGCGCACCTTTCAATGTGAAAGACTATGGTGCAACTGGTGACGGTGTAACAAACGACACAGTAGCAATTCAGGCGGCTATTAATGCCGCTGGCGTTTCTGGTGGAACAGTTTTCTTTCCTTCTGGCACATACATGATTGCTAGAAACATTGGAACCAATGATCATTGGGGCATCAAAGTGCCTTTTAGCAATGTCAATTTGGTTGGACAAGACACTTATTTCCAACGCTTTAATCCTGACATTAGCACTTATGCTTTGGCTTATCCATTATTGTTTTTGGGCGCACCAGACAGCAACTCAACGCCTGTTTCAAATATCAATGTTGAAGGTATTTTCTTTAATGGAAATAACACAAATCATGGTGTAGATGGAAGCTCGTTAAATGACAATCGTTATGCAATTGTGCTTAAAAACACAAGCCACACATACGTTCAAAACTGTAAGTTTTTTGAACTTGATTCTGGCGCACTTTGGTATCAATCCCCTGCTGAGTACGATTACACCAATAATGTGTATTACAACACCACCAAAAATTATATCAGTTTGATTCAAGCCTGTGAATTTTATGTAACGCCTCATGCCGTGGCTGGCCGTGCATTAGTCCACGCCATTAACGCGCAAGGTGTTGATAACTGTCGAATTTTAGACAATTATTTCAGTTGGTGTGATGATTGTTTAAGCGGTGAAACGACATACGATGGCCCTCTATCAAATCAAAATGATACTTACACACCTACAGTTTCAGGTTGGACATTGGGCGCTGTTCAAAGAACAGGACGTGATTGGACGTTTTCTAACAACAACTGTTACAACAGCACCGAACACGCTGTTTACCCAGCTGCCGTTGATGTTGTAATTTCAAACAATACTTTTTATTCGGATGCAACTACTCTTACTCGAAACACCGATGTAATAAAAATTCGTTCACGAAATGCCACAGTCACAGGCAACACAATTGCTGGTTATGGTCAAGGCATTTCAGTCAATGATCCATCGTTCAATGTGACCGTTTCAGGCAACAGCATTGCAATTTTAGGCGCCGCTTCTGCTGGTGGTGCAATTGATGTAAACAGTGATGGATTGGCGGCTTACATTACTGCCCGTTCAAGTTACATGACCAAATACTACCCAATGTCAAACATTGCAATTACGGGTAATACCGTGTTGTTTGAAGATGCAACAACCGCAGCGTTTTCGAACATTGGGGTTCGGGTTTACAGTGATTTTTTTGATGGCACAAATTATCCAAATGGACAAATCCAAGGTTTGACCATTTCAGGAAATTCGTTTTCAAATTACAAATATGGAATTTATGTAATTTCCAGCCAAACGAAAAACATTGTTGTTACTGGCAATTCGTTTTTTGCAAAACCTTTTACATCGACTGCATTTACAACTAGCACAACGATGAACACAGAAGCGGTTTTGGTAACAGAACAATCAGGCTCGGGCGAATCATTAACATCATTCCGAGAAATGCGTTTTGACAACAATATGGTTTGGGGTGCGAAATATCTTTTCTCCACACAAAATGGTGGTGGCGGTGCGGGAACTGTTGATGTGCCTTGGGGAATGACAGGTAACAAATTAAACTATATCCAATACATCAAAACTGCTGATATAAAAGGTTTTGCAATTTACAACGCATTTAGTAAAAATGTTGGATTTTATTTTCTTGATCGAACTTGGGGTGGAACAGCGTTGGATAACAGTTTGAGTGATGGAACAGGAAATTCAGACTTGCGCTATACATTTCAATACAATGGAACAAATGTGATTTTTTATACAAATGATTCCGGCACTTCTATCACACTTTAATTTTTGGAGAAAACATCATGGCATTGAAAAAAACATTTGAGATTTCTGGCTTAACAGTCACCGATGGTTATTTGCGTGTTACCAATGTGGAAGGCACAAAAAATAGAGTAGCTTATGTTGTGGCGTTTCAAACGTCAGCAGACCACAACGCATTGCGCCACGAATCATTTTCGTTCACGCCTAGCATGAACGGCGCAAACTTTATCCAGCAAGCCTACGAGAATTTAAAATCTCTTGAAGGCTACACAGATGCTGTTGATTGCTAACTGAAAAGAATTCCAGCATAATGCTGAAAACAACCGTATCGGCGAGGTTCACCGAGGAATCTTAGGATTCAGAAAACATGACTGAAGAAGTCCAAGCCCTAGCGGAAGTAGACTCCGCGCCAACCACGGATGTGACGGCCACACCTGAAGTTGCTGAAAGTACGCCGGAAGTCGCTGAGAACCAAGTTGATCAGGCCACAGAGGAAAAGAAGTACTCCCAGGCTGAAATTGATGCGATGATCGGCAAACGCCTTGCAAGAGAGCAACGTAAGTGGGAAAGAGAGCAAGCAAATCGGTCTGCGGAAACGCAAATCGTGAAAGCTGCACCAACTGCGTCCGTTGACCAGTTTGAAAGCCCTGAAGCCTATGCGGAAGCAATGGCGTATCAGAAAGCTGAAGAACTATTGGCCAAACGTGAAGCAGCCAAGCAGCAATCAGCCGTTCTCGAAAGCTATCAAGAGCGTGAAGAAGCAGCGCGGGACAAGTATGATGACTTTGAACAAGTCGCCTACAACCCCAAGCTACCAATCACAAACGTGATGGCTGAAACGATCCAGTCTTCGGACATTGGGCCTGAGTTAGCGTACTACCTTGGCTCAAATCCAAAAGAAGCAGATCGCATCTCACGAATGACGCCACTCGGTCAGGCGAAAGAGATTGGGAAAATTGAAGCCAAATTGGCATCAGCGCCCCCGATCAAAAAAACAACATCTGCGCCCGCGCCGATTTCTCCTGTTACTGCACGCTCCGCTGGAGCAGCAACTTTGGACACTACAGACCCTCGCTCTATCAAGAGCATGACGGCCTCGCAGTGGATCGAAGCTGAACGTGCAAGGCAGATTAAAAAGCTACAAGCACAGAACCGCTAATTTTTTTAAAGGACTTTTGAAATGTCAAACAGTATTCTGACGATTGATATGATCACAAGAAAAGCTCTCGAAATCCTCGAGAACAACCTTGTGCTTACCCGTAACGTGAACCGCCAGTATGACGACAGCTTTGCTGTTGAAGGTGCTAAGATCGGTTCCACACTGCGTATTCGCTTACCCGATCGCGCTTTGGTAACTGACGGCGCTGCCTTGCAAGTGCAAGACGACAACGAGCAGTTCACCACTTTGACCGTTGCCAGCCAAAAGCACATCGGTGTCAACTTCACATCTGCTGAATTGACCATGCAATTGGATGATTTCGCAGAGCGTGTTCTGAAACCTCGTATCAGCCAGTTGGCATCTTCTATTGATGCAGACGTGGCCAATGCGTACAAAACCATCGGTAACACCGTTGGTACACCTGGCACAACTCCTTCTACTTCTTTGGTCTTGTTGCAAGCCCAGCAGAAGCTGAACGAGAACGCAGCCGTGATGTCCCCACGTTACGCTACCGTGAACCCAGCTGCTAACGCTGGCTTGGTTGAAGGCATGAAAGGTCTGTTCAATCCTACAGACACTATCAGCAAGCAATTCAAGAACGGCATGATGGGCACTGGCGTGTTGGGCTTTGACGAGATCAACATGTCTCAGTCTATCAAGCAA